AACTCCTTTGGATTGCAGAGTCCAAGAACATCTCATTTGCTACCATGTTTAAATAGTATGCATTGTATTGTGTGTTGTATGCCAACAGGTCAACAAGCACAGAAAGTGCTGAACCATCAAAGTTATAGTCTTTGAGTGTGTCTTGTTGTGATAAAAATGATTTTAAACTTGCTTTGATACCACCAAAGTCAAGGTCTGTGATTTGTAAGCCTGAATTAGCTGATGCCAAAATTATTCTCCTTTAAGAAGTTACATGTCCATTGTTTATGATGTTTAGCTTTGCCGTGGGAAACAAGGGACATAGCTCCTTGATTTAAATTATGAATTCTACAAAATTCCGAAAGGTTTTTTACATAATATACGACACCTGTAGGGTCGATGATTGAAAGTGAATTCATCCTTTGTAAATTTGATTTCGACATGAATTTTTTGTTTTTATTCCATGCTACCTGATTTGTAGTTTTATTTTTATTCCATGGAGTGTGTCCGAGTTTGGCCAAACTCATTTTTGCTTTAGACTTATCGCTCATTTTTTGGCCAGAATTGCCTTTAGATTTTGAAACCACACTTAAAAGTTTTTTGGTTTTTTCTGTATGTTTGTATCCTGAAACTCCATCTCCACCATCCGTTTTATTCAACAAAATTCCAGCACTCTTATCTTTTCTACCATACCATGATATATATCTGCGCTCTAGTGCTAATGCTCCTACTTCACTTAAATTTTTTTCTAAAAAAACTATTTTATTTCTATCCTTGGGAACTGAGATTCCACAATGTTTTTGTACACACCTTTTCCCTTGTCCTTTACCTATGTAATAAGGTAAGTTATTACTTTTTCGTAAATACGCATACACATAAAACTCGTCAGTGGATGGCATCAGCGTGTTCTCTCAAGAATTAAATTGATTGCTGTGGGTTGAACGTTATTTCCAATAAAAAACTCTATTCCAACACTGTAAGCATTGTTATCTACCTGTTCATCGATGGCGACCTGCACCAATCTAACCCTCGGTTCATGGTTATTCAAAGTAGTTTCTATTTCATTTTTTAAATCTTGTGCAGTTAAGAAATCAATTGATTCGAATAACAACTGTTCGATTCTACTACCAATATTTGGCTGGAAGGGTCTCTCATAGTTCTTGGTTAACAAAAGATAACGCACGGAACGTATGACAGCCATTTCATCATAACTCAAGGCGATATCATTTCTACCAGGAGTTCTAGTAAAATTGAAATCTATATCTGAATATAATTTTTTAAGTGTTTGTACCATTTTATTATTTATCGTAGGAGTAAAATGACTTTTTCAAAACCAAGAACTTGCGCTAAAAAATTCTAGGGCCGGAACGAAATTTTCGAATTTTAGGAAGTATTAGTGTTCGCAGTATTAGATGAAAGTTTTTGCTTGTATTCGTCTGTACCTATGAGATTGGTAACAAGATACAGTTGTGTATTTCCAACATTTTCCAAATTATCAACCTTATTAGAGTCTTCCAGTAATATTAAGCCTTGTTGATAAAAGTTCCAATCATGGAGTCTTCGTGTGCTTAACATTCCACTAGCAGTTTGTAAGTGGGAAATTATCGAATTGGCTTGTGTAGTGGTTATGTTTGATGCCAAATTTCCAGTACCATCCAAATAAATTGAAGAATTTAGTGTTGGATAATCAGCAGTAATAATCACGGTATTTGCGGCAATATCATCTCCCATGAATAAACTTGTCATACTTCCCAGCAACGGAGTCGAATCTTGAATACCATCAGTGTTATTCAATAACATCAACAAGTTTTGACCCACCTGCACAGCGGTATCATAGTCCGGGTATTCGATCACAGGAGAACCGTCTTCTGGAACGGTAGATTCAGCTTTTGTCACACCAGCGACATTTGATGTGTGTTGATTGAATAGGGGGATTTCTGATAAAAGTGTGTTTACTGATGATTGCAGACCTGCCCCATTAGCTGTATCATATGAAACAATCGTCAGCATTAGGTTGTATAGGTTCTGTGTACTCGATTGGAGTTCATTACACACATTCAAAACTGGATTCTTGTAGTAATTTGTTGCAATGATTGTGCCATTGGCCAAGTCATCTTTTTGCCATGTCTCAAGAGATATGGGTTGTGTGTTTAGAAAGTTTTTTGTATCTTGACTCAAGTAAATTGCATCACCAAATTTACCTGTATCAAAACTAAAACTCAATCTATTAAATACGTTTGCTCCTGCCATTCAAATCTCCATTATTAATTATAACATTTTACGCAAAGGTGTGGAAGTTGGACCCTTTGGTGCTTTATGTATATGTGAATTGTATTGCATTCGCATAGTCATCATTGTACCCAAAGTATCTCTCACCATAGCACCCTGTGTGAGTGGTGTCCAAAGACTTACTGCTCCAAATATTGGTCCAAGAGTATCGATACCAAGATTTGAACTTAATTTCATGCCGGCTGTTACATTTTCAACCGCTGAAACTGATTGTTTCGAAATGATTGAGCCTGAAACATTTAAATCACTCTGTATATTGACAGCTTCAGCGGCTCTTAATGTGATTACACCCGTTGCGGTACCAGCAAAAAGTGAAATATCTCCACCTGATGTGATTTCAACCTTATCTGTCGAATTTACTTTTGTTTTACCATTCACTTGTTGATATGAATCACCTTCGACTTTACTGTATGCGTCACCTAGTACATGTACAACAGAGTCTCCGTTTATCGTAATGTTGCAGATACCCTTAATGAGAACATTATTATCATTTGCTATGATTTCATACTTATCACCTAAAATCTTAACGATTTGTTGACCGTTTGCTTGTATTTCGGTGAATGTGCCAGTTCTATGTTGAATACGCACTCTTTCATATTCTGGTGTGTCATCAAGTTCGATAAAGTGCCCAGACTCCGTACCAATTACTTTATTCAGTGGAGGAGAAGCATTCCAATCTGATGGAGGTTCATTCCATGAATAGTCATCAGGCTTTGTGTCCAGAATTTGTTGGTCTAGTTGTGCTTGTGTTGCCATAATTAAATTCTTCCTGAATAAGAGTTCGGATTCAAAGTTGTTTCTGCCGTAGATACTAAGGTGGAGGCACTGGCGATTGTTGTTGTTGTATTAGCTATAGTTTTTGTAACATCCGAAATTAACCCAGTTCCCTCTGTTATAAGTTCTGAGAAAGCACTGGTTGTCGTATCTATGGCGGAAGTGAACACACCAGCCAAAGCGGCATATAAACTAGCTAAACAATCGCTAAATTGTTGGAGTAATCTGGCGGGTAGGCTTAAAAACCAAGCAATCGTTCGTTGCACCTTTGCTATAAATTCTGCTATCACTTTTAAAACATTATTAATAAAGTCTAGTAATTCGTTAATTGTTCTTAAAATTCCACGTAAAACTTTAATAGCCGCTACTATTCCCGTTGTTAATGGTGATGCGGCTGCACCAGCCGTGAGGGCTTCAATTCCATTTCGTATTGCTTGAAATATTGTGGAATTTTTTAACGCCTCAACTGCCGCCTGGTATTTTATTACACCTGGAATATCACAAACGTGTGCCCGTGAATTATCCGACTTTTCAATTCCTGTACCCTTATATGCATTCGATGGTGCAGGAGCGGTTGACTCTCCTACACGTACCGGTTTCATTGCAGGAGTGTCAGTATATACAACAGGTTTTATAGCATCAGTTTCTTTTACGTCTGAATTTGTAAATTTTGCTTTTGCATAGAAACCTTTCCCTGCAACAGCATCAACATCTTGTTGTGGTATAGCAGGAAATACACCCAGCATTGCTGGCGCTTGTGATGATAGGCCATCCATAAAGAAGCCAAAAACATAATCACCTTCCATTGGTGTGGAAAATGTTCTTGAATCGTTAACTGGATATAGTGGTGTTGCCCAAGGTAATTCGGCTGTTGGAATTTCTTGTAAGTTATCTGTGTGTGAACCAAAAATTCTAACCTTACAACGACCAACATTTAATGGATCAACACGGTCTTCAACGACACCAATCCACCAAACGAAATCATCGTGACCAATTCTATTTTTAAAATCTGACATTATACATCACCCTTTATTGCTTTCTCCATGTCACCAGAATTTGTATAAGTGTTCACT